GGTTGTCGGCAGTGCTACATGTGTGCGAATGCGTCGTACTTGATGCTGTGTTTCCAGTGGTGGTGCTTGTGGCGTCGAATGTGACGGTCTGAGTATTCTGGCCATAGTTACCACCACTGGCATCGCCGTCTGATGGCTCGGCTCCCCAGGTCGCGAAGTCCTCGCCCTCGATCCAGATGTCCGCATCGGCCAACCTGCCGTCGTGTCTAGCACCGGCCCAGAACTCGGTATGGACCTCTCCCTCGGTCGCCTGGACTTGGAGCCTGCCGTTGACATCACCAGGCACGCCATAAACATCGACATAATTGGTATGGGCCTGGGCGGCGTCATCGAAGTGGTTGGCGATGGTCCTACTTGATACCCAGGCGGTCGGGACCGTCGCGGCTTGCACGGCGATGCAGGCATCGACATAGCAGGTGCCGGTCGCGCTGGATGCCGTAGCCTCCAGGTGCGGCTTGAACACGGCGGCGGTAGTGGAGCTTGGCACCGTCTGGCCTTCGATCTTGACCAGGGTGAAGGCTGAATTGGTGGACGTGACCTCTACGGTCGCGGTGCTGCTCCCGCCGGTGTATTCGATGTCGAGGACGAACTTGCAGTTGCTCAGTGCGGTGACGTAGACCCAGCAGCCAAACGACCACGTCTCCGCAGCATCCACGTCGGGCAGGGACTGATTCCTCTCGATGACCTGGCCGCTCCCTCCGGAGTTGGTCATCACGAGCTTGCAGCTTGCGCTCCCGTACTTTGCCTGCGTCGTATCACGGGCCGTTGTGCCGGTCGCGGTCTTGCTCTCAGTCCAATCGGCGAGGGCTGTCCCGGCGACCTCGTAGGACGGGTCGAGGACGTAGTTCTCGATCGTCTCCTCGGTCCCTTGCCAGTACGGGTCGACGTCGAGGGACAAGGTGCAGTGGACGAGCTTGGGGTTGGTGGATACCAACCGGACCGCGCTCCTATCCCCTGCCCCGACCGTGAACGTCCCGTCCTGAATGTCTATCGCATACGTGCTGCCATCGCCGGGTGAGTATTGGAGCTGCCACTGGTTGCCGACGCCGGAGAGCGCGTAGGCTCTGGCACGTTCGATGGCGTTCTGGATGTCGCGCAGCGCACTGGTGAGGAGGGCGAGCGTGCTTGCCGTGACGAGCACATCGGCTGAGATCGTGCGCTTCCCTTTGGCGTGACCGGTGATCCCCCAGCTGCTCATGAAGATATTGCCATGCTCGGCCCGGAGCACCTCCGGCACACCCAGGTCCAGCGTCTCGGTCCGTACCATATAGGTGGACCCGGCCAGGTCGTGGGTGGTCGTGCCGTCCGTAAGCGTCAGAGTGATCGCCATCAGCTAGACCGCACCTGTTCCTCTTGCTTTGCCATCCGACCGATGCCGGACCCGACCAGCGCACCATCGAGGAAGACCTGGACCGTCATCGGACTCTGGCCTGCTGGCGTGACCGTCTCGCCACCGTGGACGATCGCCATTCGGGCTTGCCCGGTCGGCCCTGGGACGACGCCCCCATGGGCCAGCGAAGGGAACCCCTCGACGGCTGCGCCCGTCACACCCGCAGCGACCAGGGCAGCCTGCGCTCCGGCCATGATCTCTGCCAGCATGGGCAATTGACCGAGCATGGCCTTCGTGGTCCCCATCTTGGGTAGACCTCGGAACGCCGCAGTCTCGGCCATCATCTCCTTCTGGAGCTTCTGCTGTGCCTCCAGCTCCTTCTTGATTTTCTCTTCCGTATCCAGCTTCTTCTGCAATGTATCCACGTGCTGTCGGAGTAGATCGGCCTGCTGGTGGTATTCCACGCGGAGCTTGTGAGCGGCTATCACCTCTTCTTTGCCGAGGTCGCCTGTCTGGATCTTCGCCATCTCGTCCTGTGCCATCTGCTGGGCCTTGATGATCCCCCGCCTGAAGTCCTCGATGTCCAGGGGCTTTTCGGCAGCGGAGACGGCAACCCCCAGGGCCTTCTTGAACCGCTCTGCCTCGGTCATCAGCTTCGGGAAACTCTCGACGACCGTATCCATGGCCGTGCCAATCCCCTCGGTACCCTTGGCAGACTCATTGAGGGCTTCCAGGAGTTCGGCGTGTTTCTTTTTCAGTGCCTCCGTGGCGTCTGTCGCATCAACCGTCGGGAAGACGAACTCCCCGATCTTGTCCTTCAGTCCGCTGGCAGCCTCCTTGGCCCCGTCGAAGGCTTCCGTCGCCTTCTCTTTGACCGACTCGAAGGCGTGACCGGCCTCCTCCTTGATATCGCCGAATGTGTTTTTGAGAGTTCCTCCGACCGCCTTTGCCGCACCATCCAGTGCCTGGATAGCCTCGGTCTTGCCCAATATGCCCCACAGCTTCCGTACCGCGCTGATCAAGGGTTCCAGCTTCTCACGCACCGCCTCGACCTTCTCAACAACGACCTGCTTGAACTCGGTGAACTTTTCCTTCGCCAGGTCAAGCCCTTTTTTCACGAAGCCGATGATGTGGTCCCAGTTCTTCCAGATAATAATACCGGCGGCGACCGCGCCCGCTATGAGTGCAACCACTCCGGCCACTGGGAGGATGGCTGCGGATAACGCCGTGAACCCTCCTATCAGGGCTGGCAGGAACCCAATCAGAAGGAGTATCGGCCCACCGATCAGACCGAGGCCGGTTGCCGCAGCCAGAGCGATGGCCCCGATCTTGAATATCTGGGGATTCAACGTCTGGACTCGTTCGGAGAGGCTCTGGATGAATCCCACCAGAGGTTCAATGACCGGCAATAGACCTATTCCGATCTTCTCCTTGAGGTCACTGGTGGCATTTGCCATCTGGATGAGTGGGTCGGCGTCTGCCTCGGCTGCACCGCCGACGTCAGCGAGAAGCATTGCGATACGTTCCGCTGGCCCCTGGGCATCAGTGAACTCGATGGACGTTCCTCTGATGCGGTTGGTCACCCCGGCCAGGGCTGGCCCCATTGTGTCGACGACAGAGCTTAGGTCACGGCCAGTCAGGGATGCGATATCCATGGCAGCCGGGAGGGCTTTCAACGCGAGTTCTGTCGACCCCAGGGTTGGGACTAATTTCGCCAATGCGCGTATCTGTACCTCATCCCCGAAGTTTGTCTTCCGCTGGAGCGCAGCGGTCGTGGCCATGATTTCCTGTTCCATATTCCCGAACGATTCTCCCGCGTTATCCATGACCGCGGACAGGGTGTTGATGGCCTTCTCCTGCTCCAAGGCGGCATTGACGAACCCCTTGATAGCGATGACGCCACCGGCACCCATTGCCGATAGACCCACACCAGCGATCTTGGCCCCGCGGCTGATCCCCTCCAGGCGTTGCCGGAAGCCCTTCACCGCCCGGTCGGCGTCCTTGGTGTCAGCCCCGACCGTTATCCTGACTTCATTCGCCATTGGGTTCTCCGGATTCCTCGCCCGATTCCTGTAGAAGGATCATGCTATGCAGTATCCGGTCCGCGTCCTCGGCCATCATGGCACTGGGCAGACAGTGATACCGCTGGCACAGCCTGTCGATCATCCTGGCCTCGGTCAGCTCCCAAGGCTCGTTGACAGGTTCGCCAGTGCCTCGGTCGACTCCTCCTCCGACCCACCGCCACCGTTGTACTGCGCGGATAAAGGGGCTGGTGGATGGACCACCGCCTCGATCCATCCACCCATCAGCGCGGTGACCAGGCCGCTGTCAGCGACCTGGCATACGCCATCGCCCGTGGTCGGGTAGGGTCTACCTTCGTCGTCGACAAGGTTCCACTCGGCCAGGAACTCATCGCCGAACCGTTTCAGGGCTTCGACGCTCGTCTCGGCACTCGTGTCCTCGGAGTTCTTTTGATACCAGAAGAGAGTCGCGAACGGGACCGAGGTGATGACCGTCGCCTCCACGCCATGCCACGGCGAGCCTTCGGCAAAATCCACAATCGCCGTCCTTTTCGCGACCCTAAATGCCTCTTGCTTTCTAGAGGTCATAGAGCCTCCTCCCGTAGTTATCCAGTACCGGCGTCTAGGACGCCGCGCTATGGGCGTCCTAGACGCCTCCTACGACCTTATGCCCAGGTCGGGACGACGCCACCGGCCAGCGTGCCAGGGCATGACCAGGTGAGTTCTCCGGATGCGGCACGGGTCAGGGCGTAGTCGTTGAAGAACGTCTCATTCGGCAGGCTTTGGCCCGACACGGTAATCGTCACCGTCCGAGCGACCGAGGACGATGGAACTGTGGAAAATACAGCGTGGGCCACGTTGCTCGCATCGTCGAAGACGCCGTTGATGGTGCAGCTAAAATCAGCGAGCAGCTGGAGCCGCTCCTCTGCGGACTTGTCCAACCCAGTGACGACCTGGATGTTCCGAGGGGTGGACAGGCTGAAGTCCGTGATATCGTTAGAGATCGTCCGCGCCGACCCGCTGCTGTCATCCACCGCAATCGACATTGCTATCCCACTTTCCTTAGCCATTGATAACCCTCCTCAAACGTCTTAAATGGGCGTCCGAATCCTCGACGAACGCATCCCCGTCCGGATATATCAGCGTGCGGCCTCCCTCCATACGCCCGATGTCGAATACGGGATAGCGTTCATAGTGCCTGTCAAAACAGTCCTGCCCTGCGCGAAAATAAAACGTCACCATGCCAGGACTTTCGATGCGCTCTGTATATTGTTTCCTCGTTCCTCCGGTCCGTATCAAGTCGATGAGGTCTTGCTGGGCCGGTATCGCCAGCACCACCATCCATCCATGCTCCTGGTTCGGGCATCTCGCGACCGTGCACGATATCTGCCTCTCCGCTCCACGGGCCAGCTTCGCCTTGAATTTAGTCTTGCCGCTAGGAGTAGGTGACACGATCAGTCGATTCCCCGCGCCTAAAACTGACGGTGAAACTCACCGGGTTGAATGTCCCTGTAGAAATGACGCGCACGTACCGCTCCACCGTGCCGGAGACAGTCACTCGCTCCGACCCGACGGCGGTGACCTGTGTGAACGCCACGAGCGTCCCCCAGGAGGACCCGTTGCTGGAGTCCTGCACCGTTGCGGTGAAATTGGAGCCTGTGAAACTTGTCACATGGAGGATAGCCTCCGCTCCAGCGGTCGTCTGCGCGGACTGATCGAGCGTCGCGCCGTTGGCCGCGCCCGTGTCGGTCTTCGACCCCGGCGTCAGCATGACGCCCCAGGCCGGGGCCACCCCGTCATTGAGGCTCTCGATGTCGAAGGAGAGCGCACCGTCTGCCGACCGGCTCGGGTCGTAGCTCGTGGACAGCCCTGACATCATGCCTGCTTTGTCACCGACGGTGGCCCCCATCGCCCACGTGAAGACGCTCGCAGCCGTCGGTACTCGGCTGGCGAGATGGGCTGCTCCCGCCGCATCATTGAACCAGACGTTATATGACACATTGCCACCGACCAGCCCCTGCACCCGCTCCATCGCCGATGAATTTATGCCGGTGACATCCAGCACAGCCACCGGCGTCGACCAGGAGCCGATAGAGGACACATCGCCGGATACATCGTAGACGCCCTGGAAAAACTGCTCGGCTAACCCTGTACTCTTGGCCATAATCCCTCCCTATGCCGACTGGGTCGCGCTGCCGTCCACGATCAACGGGACGGTTATGTCACAAGTCCTGAACATCGTGGTCCCGATGCTCACGTAGCCATATTGTGCATTGAAGCCCTGCCCGTACTGTCCCGCGATATCGATCGCCCTCATGGTCGCGCCCAGGTCGAACTCCCCGATCAGGTTGCTCGATATCTGCGAGACTGCCAGGGCCATCTCAGTCTCCACCTGTCCCGCGTCATCACCCTGGCCGAAGGCCGCTCGGCGGTAGAGCCGGACCGTCACCACGTGCTGCTCTATCGTCGTGGAGAGCGTCAGCTGCACCACGCTCGCACTCGCCATATAGATCGCCGCGTGGAGCTTGTCCGTGGCGTCCGGAGGGCTGGACGGCTCGCCGATCCGCGTCTCGGAGACATAACCGGTCCTCGCTATATGCGATGCGATGGCGTCCAGGGTCGCCTGGATGTTAAAGGCCATCAGGCATTCATCCTTCGGACGAACCGCTGGATGTATGCATCAAAGACCTTCTTCGACCGCTTCTGGAGGTACTGCTTGGTCATCCGGAACTGGGCATATCCCTTGAAGCGCGTGCGCTGATTGCGTGAGCTTGCGCCCTCCAGCCACGGGCCATAGATCACTCTCCCATCGTCAATGACCGCTCCCAAGTTCTTGAAAGTGGTCGAGATGCTCCGGCGGTAATGACCTGTACTAGCTTGCCCCTTCTGCGCCTGTGCAACCGTCAGGAACACGCCGCTGCTATCGTCCTCCAGGTTCGTCGAGCCTTGTGGCCGGAACTTCAGGGCCAGTCGTTCCTCGCCCATCTGCACCAGCTCCTTGACCGCGCCGTTTATCTCCCGGTCCAGGTTCGGTCCACCGGCCCGGAATATCGGCCCTGTCATATCCATGGTCACATCAAACCGCATCAGAGCGCGTACTCCCTGGCTCTGAGGTATTGCTCGGTCACTCTCATCGACAGCGCGCTCAACTCCCGACCGGTCATCTCGATCGATGCGTCCCCGACACCGATGGCACGGCCCCAGGCCGCGGCCTCCTGGGTGTAAGCGGCGATCGCCATCGCCATCGTCAGCTCGCGGATCGGGCCGGGTGGACGGTAGGCAGAGACGGCGGTGGAGTCGGCATGAACCGCCCCGGTGGTCCCGTTGACCCCGCGCTCGATGGTGAGCGTGCGGAAGATATGGATGGCGGTGTCGTTATTGTGGGCCGCGAGCGTCGTCCCGTTATAGGCTCGCTCCACCGTCAGGACCGTGGAGGTCGTGGCCCGGACCAGCATCTCCTCGCTGTCCACCCTCACGATCTCGCCGACGCTGATCCCGTGCGTCCCTCCATCCACCGTCACGTTCTCCGATTTGTCGGCGGTCAATGCACCATTGACGAGGATGGATGCCAGGGCCGCGGCGGTCTTCTCGGACACGAAGACTTGCTCGCTCTCGATCAGGAGCGTATCGCCGACGTTGATCCCGCTGGTGAGCGATCCGTTGGAGCAGACCATCTCGGTCGCGGTGGCGTCGGAGGATAGCCCGGAGGAGACGGTCCCGACTGATGTCGTGTCCGCGCTGAAGCCCCAGGAGCCAGCAACACTGATCGACCGCTGTGAGGTATCACCGGCTTCGAAGGATGCGGTACTGCTGATGTCGATCTCTATGCGGTTATACGGAGGGGAGGAGTTGACCGGCTCTAGGAAATAGTCGGAGGAGGAGATGGTCGTGGGGCTGGAGTCCTGGGCCTTGGTCTTGAGCGCGGAGACAGAGATAAGGTCCGCATCAAGCCAGAGGATGGAGCCGGTGCCATAGATACCGGGCCACCGAAAGAGGCGGGTCTGGGTCTTGGGGACGAACCAGCGGTGGGTCGCGTTGTCGATGTCGCGGCTGGCGGCCTCGATGAGCCGGTCGATGGCCTCATCGTTCTCGTTGCCGTTGGATCGGACGGCTCGCTTCACACCCTCACGGGTGGCGTACCAGTTTGGCACATCCCCTGCTTTCTAGGACGGGCCACCTATTCTATTTCGTCAGCCTGTCCAGGTATAATTCCCAGCCGGACAGTTTCTGATCCCGTCTGGCCGGATGTCGAGTACCTCACCATCGATGGGACAGGCGATCGGAGGCGTGGTCTGGGCCAGCCTCCGGTCCTCCTGCGTCCTCTTCCGGATATCCTGTAGCTGCTGCCAGGACATCAGCGATAATACATCCGCAGGACGCCCTCCTTGGTGTTCCCCGCGTTGCTTACCACAAGTGATAACGCGCCCATGAACGCGGCACCATCCTTGGCATCGCCACCGGTCAGCAACTGCTCGCTGTCCGATGTATGCCGGTTGGCGAGTCCTCCTGCCGCGATGTCGATCGCGTCCTCATCGTTGATCACGATGTCATAATTCGCGGTCGGGGCCGTGCTGCCAGGGTTGGTCGCGAATCGCAGGGCCACGCCACTCAGCACCTTGGTGTCCGTGCCGGAGACATCCCCGGACGCATCGCTGGTCCACGACCACTGCACGTATTTGACCGTCGCGTGGTCGGAGTAGGTAATGGTCACAGAGCCTGCCATCTACTCCTCCTCGGCCTCGGCCTCTTCTTCGGCAGCGGCCTCCTGGGCTACGTCCTCGGCCTGTTCCTCCACCGGCTCCTCGGCTGGCTCCTCCACTACGTCAGGCGGGGCCACCGCCGTACCAGCAGCGGCAGCGCGTTCGGCCTGCATGTTGGCGAGCGCACCGGGTTTGCCCTCGTCCCAGCT